CTCTTGTTATACTAAGGAAATATGATAAGGGAGAAGTTTAAATGTGCAATATATAAAGAATAAAATCTACTTAATAATTATTCATTATGAGTAATCTTTCGTTTAAAGGTGAATTTAAGGACGGTGCTACTAAAATAACCATTAAAGTAGGTGTGTATCTCTTCCGGGAGGATAATGTCTTTATTGCATATTGTCCTGCTCTTGATATGTCAGGATATGGAGAGAATGAAAATGAAGCTAAAAAATCCTTTGAACAGAGTATGAGCATATATGTGGAATATTGCATACGAAAGAATACGCTTGTAGCTGATTTGAAAAAACATGGTTGGGATATAAAAAGCAAGAGGCAGCGGAAAATCAAGTCTCCGGATATATCTGCAATGATGGATAAGATACCGGAATTTAAGGATATTGTGGAAAATAAAGATTATGTGAAATATTCAGAGAATATAGGAATCCCTGCTTTTGCTTGATATGAATACCCAGAAATTAAGTAATGTTCCATTGGCGGAATTTCGTGAATTCTTACGTAAGGCAGGGTGTAAGTATATATCTACGGAAGGGGGACATGAAAAGTGGACGAGGCGTGATTTGACAAGGCCAATAATTGTTCAAACTCATATTTCACCCATTCCAGAATTTATTATAAAGAATGCTCTTCGTAATATGGGACTTACAAAGAAAGATTTTTTTGAAATTCTATTTGATTGCAAAGAGTAATTCTATCGCATTGGTAATTGAGATTAGCGGGGCAAACACCCCGTTTTTTATCTCCTTTTCTTGATTATCTCTCCTAAATCTAATTATGTACACTTTTATACGGAAAAAACTTTCTTCTCCTCTTCCTGTCTTTTCTCTCAACTACCCATTACATTTACAACATTATTATAACAACAAAGGTATGAATATGGTTTGAAAATCAATAGGAACGAGTTTTTTGTTTCTAATTTAGACAATTTCTAAATAATTACTATATTTGCAATAGCGTGTGAAGTTGCACGCTACTTAAACAATGGACGTATGGCTCAGGACTTAAAGATTACCAGTATTGTAGATCAAAAGGTAATAGATCAAGTAAAAGCTTTAGGAGAGGCTTTCGAATCTGCAAAAGAAAAGTATTCAGCGTTAGCGTTAAAGTTAGCCGAACAAGTTACAATCAAGGTTACCGGTTATACCGAACTGAAGGAGAAAGCTAAAGGCGGTAACGCAATTCTCAAAGAACTCTATGAGACTGAAACAAAAATCGCTAAGCTCCAAAAGGAACTCAATGCGATTTTAGTAGAATCAGGAAAAAGTTTACAGAAGCTATCTAATGCTAGCAATGTGGTATCTATGTTTAATAAGCTAACAGAAAGTCTTGATAGAGCATCTTCTGCCTTAGAAAAAATAACTCAGACATCGTCTTCTGCCTCTCAATCACAACAGCAGGTTGCACAAGCAACTCAAAGTGCATCTGCGGCAATTGGAGAAGCTGCAAAGAATGTTGGGATTGCAGGAGGAGAGTATGATAGAATATTATCGAGTGTAAAAAGCTACAATGCTGAAGTACAAAAGCTCAATAATACGCTGATTTCAAATACCAGGGGTTTGTCTAGCATAAGACAGGAGCTAAGAAACCTGGATAGAGACTATAACAATGGTATTGTAACCGAACAAAAATATATTGAGCAGAAAACAAAGCTTCTTCAAACAGAAAGAGAATTATCAGCTCAGAACCAAGCATATTCGAATCGGTTAAAGAATCATGCAATGGTTGCAATATCTATAACCGGTAGCTACAATGAGATGAATGCGTCTCTCCTGGTCTTGGAGAAAAGATTTAAAGATTTATCTGAAGCTGATCGTAATAGTGAGTTTGGTGTAAACTTACTTAAGGATATAGACAAACTTAAAAACCAATTAAAGTCCATTGATGCCCAAATGGGAAACTACCAACGAAATGTTGGTAACTATGCTTCTCATTGGAATGGATTACAGGTATCAGTACAACAGATAGGAAGAGAATTGCCATCTTTAGCTATTGGCTGGAATACTTTCTTCTTGGCTATATCCAACAATCTTCCTATACTTGCTGATGAAATAAAGAAGGCGAAAATCCAATATGAAGAATTTAAGAAAGCGGGTATTTCTAGTATTCCAGTATGGAAGCAAGTCGTATCTTCGATATTCAGTTGGCAAACCGCATTAGTTTTGGCCATTACAGTTCTTTCTATGTATGGTAAGGATATTATAGAATGGGTTGGTAATATATTTAATGCGGAAAGTGCGACAATTAGATTAACTAGAGCAGAGTTAGATCTTGCTGAGGCTCGCAGAAAGGGTATTTCTGATAGTGCTAAAGAAATTGCTCAGTTGGAAATATTGTATAAAAAGTTAAGTGATGCAGCACTGAGTCGGAAGGAGTTAGCGACGCTTGGCAGTCAATGGATAAAGACATTCCCTGAATACTCAAACGTACTGACGCAGGAAGGGGTTAACATCAATGCTCTTAATATAGCTTATAAAAATTTGAAAGAGCAAATTGTTGCTACGGCTCAAGCAAGAGCCATATCGGAGAAGATTATGGAGAACGAAAAACTGCGTTTGGAATATCAAAGTAAATATAATAGCTTATTGACAGATAATTATCAAAGAAGAAAGGAAATATTAGAAAAAGAAAAAAGGGTTGAAAATCCAGAAGATTTAACTAAGTCAGAAAAACGAAGAATTGAGATTTTAAATGATGAAATAAAAGAGACTAATAAAGAATTAAATAAATACGCAAAGGGTATTGATGCTATAGATCGAAAAAACAAAGAGTTAACCTCCTCTTTAGATATAAGTAGGTTATTCAATGCTCCAGAGGAAGGTACTTTTGACTTCTGGCAACAGCAGAAAACCAGTGCCGATATCGCCTTAAAATCAATTCGTTCAGATATAAAGAAAACGCTGGATGCTTCCTCTAAGGCCGAAGATGACTATGATACCATGTTGAAGAAGGTATTTGCCATTAGAGGCAAAATGTCTGAAGATGAGGCAAGAGGTATCGTTGATTCCTACTTAAAGGCTAATAATGACATAAAAAAAGCTGATGAGGAATTAATGGTGTATCAGACAAAGACAATCAAGCAAATTACCAAAGAAAGAGAGAAGTATGCGGATTATATAAAAAAGATAGATAACCTTTTGGCTATGGCCAGGGCTAAGACAATAGATGCTGAACGTATTTCAGAAATAGAACAGGTAAAGGCGAAATATCAAGAGCGTGCATCCATTATTAAAGGTGAATCGGAAAAGGAACTTGAATTAAGGAAAACTTATGCTCAACTGGAAGCTAAAGAGATTGAGTATATCAACTTGAAATATGATACTCAGTTGGAACAATCCCGGTTAAAGAGGGATCTTGAAATAATAGAAGGAAATTCCCAACAGGAACTTGATTTGAGGTTGGAGAAGCAATTACAGCTCAATGAAGTATTGAGGGAAGTTGCTATATCTGAAGCACGAAAAAGGGGAGAGGATGAAGCGCAAGTTAATGAACTGTATGATAAGAAATTTAAAGATATTCTAAAGAGCAATGTTCAGGATCGGATAAAGCTCTTATCTCAAGAGAATGAGATGCAGCTTTCCCAATTAGAAATAAATAACCAGCAGCGCCTTAACGCTCTGGAGAAAGCCTATAAAAGAGGAGAGATAAACGAAAAGGAATATCAGCAAGGCTTATATAATATTCAGAGAGATGCTGTAAAGCTGAGGTTGGAGTTAATGCTGGCTGAAGCTCAGGCTGAATTGGTTGCCGCACAAGGAGTTCTTCCAGAGGCTGAGATTAAGAAAATACAGATTCGGATAGATAATCTGCGTGCTCAATTGGAAGCAGTTTCTCTTGCTAATCCGGAAGATGGAGAGAAGACAAAGCAATGGTCTGAAGGCTTCATTTCTGCGTTACGCAATATGCAAGAAGTTGCGGACGAGACTATGGGGGGATGGGCAGACGTTTTCAGTGTGTTTAATGAAACTCTATCCAAAATGGTATCCAGTGCTGATAGTTCCACTACAAGCATAGTTGATATGTTTAAGAAGATGTGGAATCAAATGAGCTCTGAAGATCGAGCTAAGTTGATTCTGGATTCTTTTTCTAACATATCAAAAGGTGTATCTGAGATCATGAGTAATATGTATGATTCCAGGATAGAAAGGATAGAAGAGGAACAGGAAGCATTGCAAGAATCACATGATAAAGAAATTGAGCAGATTGAAAACTTAGAGACATTAGGTGCAATCTCAGCTGAGGAGGCGGAAGCCAGAAAGCGTGCTGCTGAAGAACGGACAGCCCGCAAAGAGAAAGAATTGGAAAAGCAAAAAGCCCAGATGCAGGAGAAGAGTGCTAAGTGGGAGAAAGCCAACAGTATAGTTCAATCAATTATTGCCACTTCTCTTGCCGTAACTAAAGCTTTGCCAAATTTTGTTCTTGCTGCCATAGTAGGAGTTATGGGAGCCGCACAAACAGCTATTATTGCCGCTCAACCCATCCCCAAATACGCCAAAGGAACCGACAACCATCCCGGAGGTTTAGCCATCGTAGGTGATGGGGGTAGGCGAGAGGGTATCTTAACGAATAAGGGCCTCTTTGCCACTCCTTCCATACCTACATTGGTAGACTTGCCTAAAGATGCAGCGGTCGTTCCTGATTTGGAGCAATACATCTCTGTTCGTCCACTTCTTAGATCGGACTTGGGAGCGATGGCACAGGACGCAGAACGTGAAGGCATTCCCTTCACAGTAAATGTAGATACCGGTGCTCTTGAATTAAGAAAGGAGATCCGCATATTAACAGATGAAGTACGCAAGTTAAGTAAGGCCCGTAGGAAGGAGGCGGTTCAAAGAGAGCTTGATTATCTCCATCGGACAATCTAAGGTAATTAATTGGCGAATTAATTTACCGAAAGCCATCAGGCCGTGCGACACTTTGGTGACTTTCATTTCTTTTGATTTAAAACCTAGTTTGAAATGTGATAGGTTTAACGATAAATAAATTAATTATGATATACGACGATTTAGATAAAATCCCCATGTCTCGCTTTATAGAAGTGTTCATGGGAAATCTGACTAAAGTTTCCGATGGCGAGCTTGCTGAGGCTGATGCAATAGCAATTGCCGAACGCTTGCTTGCCGAATACTCGGAAATAGTAGGAGGGCGTTCTGCGATAGCGGAAATAACAAAGCAGAATGAAATGCTCAACTGTGAGCTTAAAATTGAGTGTATGAGGGTTTGTGAATATCTCATTTCGGAAGGTGAGTTCGAACAAGTAAGTAAGACGCTTGTAAGATTCGGATTTAAGATACCTTCCAAGGATAAGGCTAGAATTCGCCAACGTGTAGCTTCTATTTTGTCCACATCTCAATATAGGCTTGAGAAGCTAAGGGATAGCCGGCCGGAAGAGCTTAAGCCGGCAATGAGTAAAGACTACTTTACTAGGGAGAGAATTATGTTGATGGAGCATTTTAAAATGCACATCGACATACACAAGCTTTCTGCAAAGGAATATGCCTATATGGTAAAGAAGGTATGCGAAGAGACACAAGCAATGTTGCGTTCACTTAAAAAGAAATAGTATGTATAAATGTGAGTTATTGGTCGGTGGCTATGCTTATGATGTAACCGATGATCTGTCCAATTGGGACGATGTGAAATTGTCTTTTAAGCGTGATAATTATGACGGTGTGATTAGATCCTTCTCCACGAAGTTTCAGTTTGCCGGGTCGGGTTATTCTCTACTGAAGGGAGAATATAGGAAAGCTTATATAGATGCGTCTGCATCCATTGTATTTTATACACGCAATAACTCATGGACTTGGAATGAGCGGTTCCGTTGTGCGCTTGATTTTTCTACATTCAGTGACGATGGGAGCATAATCAGTATTAACGCAGTTGATGATAGCTTGGCGGCTCTTATCAAGGCGAATAAGGGAACGCAGTATGAGTATCCGGTTGATGATTTGAAGGAAAATATAAAATTGTCTTATGATCGATTACAGATGAGCAATACTGTTACATGGCTTATCGCTGGTGAAACAGAAGAAAATGAAGGAGGAACATATATAACAAATACATTTACTCCTAATGATGATTTTCGCCCATTAGGTACATATTATGCATATCCATTATATATTGTTGGAACTCCTGAGATTGCTGTTAAAAACATAATTGAAGTAACAGATGCTGAGCAAGGGGACGGTAAGAGCGGAAGTGGAGGTGGCCGAAATTGCCCATATATATTCAAAAATATATCTTCGCAAGGAATAAAGGTAAATATTAAGGCCAAGTTTTATCTTTTTGCAAATAGTTCTGGAAATGGATCAGCTAATTTAAGATTGAGAAAATTTCCTTCTGGAACAGACATACCAGGTGGCAGTATTGGGTTACAAGAAGGGCTTAATACTATAGAATGGGATCTACAGGATATACTCATAAATGGAAATGGAGGGTATCTGTCTCTTCTGATTTATGTTACAGATACACCTTATACTATATATCAGATGATGCCTTATGCTTCAGATGAAAGACTGACTATAGATTTTATGGCTAAAGATATAACTATTAATATTGATGTAATCAAGCCTGTATCTCTTATAAACCGTCTATTGACATCCATTAATGGCGAGAAAGAGGGGATAACTTGTGAAATAGCCTCAGGGGTTGATAGTAGACTGGATAATACCCTGATTGTTGCTGCTGAAAGTATCCGTGGGTTGGAAAAAGCAAAGATATATACCAGCTATACAAAGTTTACTAAATGGATGGAGGCCGAGTTTGGTTTTGTTCCTGTTATAAATGACAATAAAGTGTCTTTTGTTCATAGAGATAGTTTATTCACTGATGTAGAGATCAAAGACCTGGCGGATCAATGGAATGATTTTACCTATTCGGTGAATGCATCACTTATCTATGCGAATGTAAAAGCCGGATACGATAAGCAGGATTATGATAGTGTTAATGGTAGGGATGAGTTTCGTTTTACGAATGAATATACTACCGGTCACACACTTACGGATAATGTATTGGACCTCATAAGCCCTTATCGTGCTGATGCTTATGGCATTGAATTCCTTGCAGCCAAACGAGGAGAGGATACAACGGATAGTGATAGTGATAATGATATATTCTTTGTAGGAGCATCGGTTAGCGGAGGGGAATATAAATTGATTAGAGGTGGAAACTATTCGATAACAGGAGTTATATCTCCTGAGAGTATGTTTAATGTGATGTATGCACCAAGATTTATGATTGAGGCGAATAAAAAATATATAGGTGTAAGTGCCTCTTTACTTGCATTCGCATCGTCCAATGGTAATAGTGATATCGTTATTAATGGTGTTGCTGAAACTGAGTATATCCCTATAAATGAATCAGACTTTACGATAGGTGAAGTCAGCGTGGAAACCGGTGATGTTGATGTTCCTGTAGACTTAAAAGGCTACATTTCTCTAACTCACCATGGAGAGGTTTATAAAGGTTATATAAGTAAGTCTGATTTCAATTATGGAAAATCGGAAGCTGTTAAGTACACTTTAATAATAAAAAGTATCGAATAGCGGTTGTACGATTGTATATCAAGATTAAATTAGTATATTTGCAATATGCAGGTGAAGGAGCCTGCTTCTCAAAAAAGGACGTAAGGACATGGTTAAGATTGGCGACGTTTGCCCGTTGTTCTTTAACCCAATAAAGGACAAGTTTGGGATTGAAGTAGATTATATACAGAAGTTTTATACAGGTGACAATATTCACTTGCAGATATTTGCTAATGTAGGCGAGAGCGTATCAGCCACGCTTATCGATTTAATCAACGACACTTCCACCAGTATTAGTCTTTCGACATACAACCAGAATTCTGAGGTTGTGATGCATTATGCCGTATTGACCGGATTGCCTGACAGTGATTATAAGGTTAATGTAAATGGTATCCTTTCCGAACCTTTCTGCGTGTCTTCTTCTTCTGAATTATTGGAAAGGACAACGCTTATCAGATATTCCCATAAAGATAATAACTCGGTTTTTAATAATATCTTTTGGATCGGAGACACACAGGTTATATTTGATTGGCGTGTTGAGGCGGGCTTTAAGCCAAACGGCTATACTCCTAAGCTGGAGAATGAACAATATCGCAATCAATGGCAGGAGATTAAAAATCTGTATTCTGTTCCTTATGATTCATATGTGCTTACTATTGGTGACGCTTGCGGAGTTCCTTATTGGTATGGCCGGCACTTGAACCGGATATTGTGTCTTTCTAAATTTATTGTGAAAGATACCGGCTTTGTACGGTCAGAAAACTCGGTACCGGAAATGTCTCAAGTTATCGAGGATAGTCAGTTGTTTAATATTACTTGTGGTATCGAACCGCAATATAATGATATATCAGGTAAGGAAATCCCGGAAGAAGAGGAGACTTACTCTATTACAGTAGGTATCAATCCATCCAATATTGGTCAATGTACCGTAACTGCTACAGGAAATGTTATAAGTATAACCTCGTCAGCGGATAGCAGTAAATATGTCGTAGAAACCAATGCTGGAGGAACTGTAACGATAAATATTGTGGCAGAAGATGGATATCAGGTACAGCAACTGAATGTAGACCAAGTGAGTCAAGGAGCTATTGATAATTATACATTTGAAAATATAAACGCTAACCACACAATGTATGTATGGATGGAAGTAATTGCGGATGAAAATCCTACGGATTTTTTAATCCGCAGCGACAAACCGGATACATATTATTCATCTACACATGTGGCACTCAATGCTATTAAGTCTGACTATCCAAATGGATTAACGGAAAATATTACTCTGTCATGCGTTAAGGTAGCGAAAGAGAGACGCTTGTCAAATGATGAAAATAAGTTGCGTAATGAACGTATACATCTTGCGGTGCTTAAAGAATGGAATAAGGGAAGTATGTACACGCTTACGATTGACGGTGCGGATATGCTAACGTATGATTGTGCTAGTCTTGGCGGATTTATGTTTAAAAATGTGGATAATATATTGCTTAAAAATATCTCATTCATTAATTTTTGTAATTATATTGATGGAAATACACCTGATGAAATCGCTGCGGTGATGCTTGTTGGCAATATGAATTCATATTGTCGTAATTTATACGTAGACAGGTGTAAGTTTAACGGTATATCAACGACGAACAATGCTACTTGCTCCACTTATACAATAAGTACCAAGTATACGGAAAATGTCTATTTCTACGGATGTATATTTATGAACAATGCCGGTATGGTGATCAATATGAATGATTCTCGTCTGGCTGTATTTGTGAAAAACAATATTTCCGGAAAATTCCGTAGTGGTGCAGTATCGCATGCCGGTTTCTTCAATGTTACAAATGGATACTATATAATTATGGAGGATAACGAACTTGATGGTAGTACTTTCCGCGAAAGTTTGGCTTATATTTCCAATATCGATAATATAGTACTTAGGCGTAACAATCTTCATGGTGGTGCCCGTTGTATTGAAATGTCTTCCAATTCGGTTATAAAGAACTTTATACTTGAAGAGAACCTTATAGTGAACATGCTTAATAGTCCTCTTTTTGGTTGGATACATGAATGTTTTTATTCTTCTTCTGATATTGAGAATTTTGTAAGTGCAAACAATACATTATGGATGGGAGGAAATGACTATCTCCAATATATTTGTCGCTTTAATCAGGCTGATACCAGAAATGTGAAGATATACAATAATATTGTTGTTGATCCCGATCCGTCACTTACCACCGGTAAATTTAATATTTTCAACTTTAAGACTGTAGGCAGTCTGTCAATGGGATATAATCTGTTCAAAGTTTCTATCAGAGATGCAGATACGGGGCAGACATACGGTGAAATAGTTGCTGTATCTAATCCTGATGAAATTCCTGATAGTATTACAATAACAGGCAGCAATAGCCGGTCTTTGAATTATTTACGAAATGCAGGATATGACGATAATACCACTCTTATTTTCAAGTCTTATAAGTTACTTGATATTGAAAATGGAGGAAATACATACGCAATAACAGACGAATATGATGCGGATTATCCAGCTAATAATGCTGATGTTCCTGAAATCGATTTTGAATATAAAAGAAAGCTTTCCACAGGCAACAATAGTCGTGGATGCTATAATCTTCATGGAATGGCAATCGATGAATTGGCAGATACTACATCGGGTTATACCGGTGAAGACCTTACTCTCGTGGCTGGTTTTAATAGTTCTGTTCAATATAATGCTATAGCTGACAGTATATTACTTTTGATTCATAACACGTTAAACCGTGCTTGGATCGTAAGATTTAGTGTTATCGGGCAACAGCATCAATTATTGGCAGTCGGTAAATATGCGTTGTTACACACTTATCCGGAATTGGATTCGAACGAAGAATATCAGGCTGATGAAGTATATACCATTAATATAGATTGATTATGAAGGAAAGCTATAGCAATATATTAAAAGTATCTATCGGAAAAGTATTGGCAAAAACTATAATAGATAATTATTTTCCGATTGTAGGTCAGGATATCCGGATAGATGCCACAACCAAATGGGGACAAACTTCTGAATGGCAAATCCAGAATGGTGACGGACACACAACAACGGTAACTGGTAATCTTCTTCATGACAAGGATAGTCAGACTGTGACCATTACCGGTACAGGAGAATTGCAACAAAAGTTTACGGGTAAAAACTTTGCCTTCTCGACAGATGTATTAAAGACTGTATATGCGATGACTACACAAAACTTGCCATACTTTGATATAAAAGTCAGCAATGAGATCATTCGTACAGACAATGAGATTTCTCGTATAATGATATACCCGGAAAATGGATATACCGGTGCACATACCGTTATTGCCAGAATATATAAAGAAAATGAATGGATGCCTGCATTTACATTTACCAACACTGTGCAGGATGATGGATTTGAATATGTTGATTTTTTTGTTTCACAAGCAACTGAGCGTGGTATATATGACCTGGAAATAGATGTTATAGATACGGCTACGGGAAAGATGTTCAGCAAACGGATTAATAAGATCATAACAGTAACTCCACGACTGGCTAATGAACCGGCTGACCGTGAAAGTGGTTATAGGGATATTCTGGCAACTACTGCGTATACAACTTATAGTGGTAAGATTAAGATTAATTTTTATATCCGGCTTTGGGAAAATACCGGTAATGGCCTTAGTTATGCTGAACTTGCCATACCGTCCGGCGAACAAAATGGAACTTGTTATTATGACGCTATTGATATAAGTGTTCTTCCAGCGGGGACGACACTTGTGTTACTGAACGATCCGAATGAGCCGGATCCGGGATATGCACGCAGGCTATTGTTTAAAGGAAATAATCCTATTTCTATCTCTAATGAAAATGGTACACCTAATTTTACATGGGAAAATCCGTTGATAATTACGATCAATCAGAATTTCCCATACGAAGTGCCATTTTGCTATTATGGTGGAGTGAGCTTTGATAATAACTGCCGCAATATAGTAATTGATGGAAGAGGATATAAGAATATCTCTAAGGGTATTCATGTACATAGATATAGTCTTGATTTGTTTGCGGAGACTTGTGTCTTTTTAACTAATGGAACAGCTGAAATAGAATTGTTGGAGTTGGAATTATCTGATTGTGATTTTACAGGAATAATGGCAAAGACCGATCCTGATCCTAGCCGTCCTTGGTTTTGGTTTGGAAATTGGGAAATGGATAACCTGTTATTGCATCATTGTCATATACATGATACATTGGGCGAGGGCTTTTATATCGGCTACTTTACTCCGGAAACCAGAACAGGAACAAACAGTGATGGTGAGACGGTACAATATCGTGCTCATGCATTGACTAATACACGTATTTATCGTCTATTGTTGGAAAATAATGGATATGACGGAATGCAATTGTCAAACGCTCGTGGGGCGGAAGTCTGCTACAATGAACTATATAATGCAGCATGGCGTGGAGAGAAAGATCAGGCTTCTGGCATGTCTATTCAGTCCATATCTGGAAAGTGCTATAACAATATTATACATAAATTCAATGGACCAGGATTACAGATAGGCCCATTGGGGGATTTGGATGTTTTTAATAATATTGTCTATGATTGTCCATCCGGACAACCGGGTATTCAATTTCTTTTTATGAAAGACTGCCCCGAACAAAATCCAAATGGAGATGATACTAATGATATCATAAAGATGTATGTTCATAATAATGTGATACTTTGCAATGGTGTTGGCGTTAATGGTCGTAACACTGTGCAGATGACAGGTTTATACTTTGAAGATAATATCATAGTATATAAAGATGCATTATTCGGTAACATGACTAATGCAACAATCGCTCAGTGGGAATCTCAGGCTTCTGGAAACCTTGCTCTTAACAGAAAAGTGATAGATTTTGTTGAATTGGATTCATATAAGATTGCTGACAGTGCTAATGGAAACTTTCAAATTGCGGCGGACAGTGAATTGATACAAACCGGAAGTGGTAATAATTTCCACTTTGATTTTCGTGGATATAAGAATTGGTTTGGTACAGTAGCACCGACCGGCTCGTTTTTAGGGAAGTATAAATCGGATAGTATAAATGACGATCCGATCACTTTAGTTTCCATCTCTATCAATGACGGTGTATCATCAACTCGCGAGCAAATTGTTTCCGTAAAATTAACTTATACAGGTGCGGCTACCCGTTATCGCATTAGTGAAAGCTCGGATATGGAATCTGCTACTTGGCAAGATATACCGGCCGAAAATATAGTCGAATATAAGCTGTCTGATGGTTTTGGAGAAAAGACGATTTATGCACAAGTTGCTGCCGGCTCAATGGATAGTGATATCGTATCTGCTACAATTGATTATCAGAGTACGCCATTGACACTTGAAGCTCTAATATTGAATGATGGAAAAGCAATATCACGCTATCTCACTATCCCGGTTGCGTTTATTTATAGCGGTTCGTTTGAACCGGCAAAGTATCGTCTGGACGAATTGCCCGATATGAGTAATTCCGAATGGCTGGATATTGTAGAGGATATAACCTATATATTTGATTCTTTGGGGCAGAAAATACTTTATGGGCAATTGCAAGATTCGGAAGGTAATTTGACAGAAATAAAATCGGCAGGAATAACAATCGAACAGACTGCGAAAAAGGCTATTATTTCAATAGGATGGAATAATAGTGATGTACCTTCTGCTATGGAAGGTTATTACGATCCGAGTACTGGAATAACCAAGTTTCAATCGCAGGCTGCAATATCAACTCCACGCAATATATATGATACATTTGGTGAAATTTGGGGAACCGCTGTCCCATCAGCTAATAGTTCAAATATGATATCCTCTTCCGGTACTAAAGGATATACAACAGGAAATGATAGTGGTATTTATCCGGATTCCTATCTTGAACATAATTCCGTGTACGGAGGTAATAAGATAGGAAATGAAAGCATCACATTCACGCTTCCATCCGGATCATATAAGATTAGATTGTTGTGCAATACGCTTTGGGAAACAAGGATTATTCCTAATGAATCTCTAATGTATAAAGCAGTAACAGATATTGATGAGACGATGTTTGTATTACCTGAATCGGGAGTGCAAAAGAATACTCAATATATGACAGAATATGTAACTGTAACTGTTGGAGATAGCGGTATGTTGCGGATAGATTTTGGAGTCGGAATAGATGGTACTTATTATTATGCACCATTAAATGTTATAGAGATAGAGGAAGTATAATAAATCCCGTCTGACTCTCACGAGCCGGACGAGATTGTGAGCGAGATAGTGTCCTAACTATCCTATTGCAAAGATAAGATTAATTTTATAAAATTAAAAGTAATGGATACGGAAGTTGTAAATGCGGCTCTTCAGACGGGAAGGGGTATTAGTGAGTTTGGAATGATGGCTATCACGGCAGGCTTTTTTCTTGTATTATCCGCTTTAATGTGGATTGCTTGTTTTAGGTGGTTCATGAGTATTATTAACGGTATATTATCAGCTCAGGGGGCAAATTGGCAAGAATTAAAAAGACAAATGATTGAAAACAACCACATAATGACACGTATAGCCGAAGGATTACAACCGGAAACACAGTTAAGAGTTAAAACTTTATCTAATCTTCTTTTTGATCTTTCGGTAGAAAAGGTGTGTCGTATTATAAAGAAGATAAGAGAAGAGAATCATATAGTAGACAAGGAAAATACCATTAAGAAGATACGGACTTTGCTAACGAACATACACGAAGATCGTAATAGTAAACTTGATTGTTTTACCTATCATGGCAATAAATTGTCTGATTATACAGACAGGAAATGGATTGATCAGGTGGCAAAGGTGGTAGAGGCTGAAATATACAATGTAGAAGGTCCTAACAATGGGCGTGCCTATACAAACATTGAATCAGTTTATGCTAATATTAGATTAGAATTTTATCACAATTTAAATGAAAGATAATTATGGCAAATGTTGAAAAACTGGCACCTCTTATCTTGAAGTGGGAGGGTGGCTTCGTAAATGATCCTGATGACTTGGGAGGAGCAACCAACATGGGTGTTACTATAGCAACCTACAAGGTATATCGCAAACGGAAAGGACTTTCCGAACCTACAGTAGACGATTTGAAACATCTATCGAATAATGAGTGGATCGATATCTTGAAGAGCTTGTATTGGGATAAGTGGAAAGCCGATCAGATAAAAAGCCAATCTGTTGCTAATATTCTGGTAGATTGGGTTTGGGCTTCGGGAAACTACGGCATAAAGATACCGCAACAGCTTCTTAACGTTAAGGTGGACGGCATTGTTGGTCCTAAAACCCTTGAAGCTGTTAACTCACGTAATCCTCGTGAATTGTTTGATCTTATCAAGATTGCACGGTTTGATTTCATCGAGGACATATGTCGAAAGCGCCCTGCTAACAACAAGTTTAAGCGAGGCTGGTTAAATCGAATCAATGATTTCATCTTTGAGCTATAAAGATAACGGCAATGTACTATCACAGCGGAAGGCCGTTCAAAAGAGTTTATATGAACCTTATAGTAACACCAATAAAAAGAAAATGTTCATGAATAATCTAAAAGAAATGGTTAGGCTATCAATAATAGGTTTTATAGCCTTGGTTGCGATGGTAATTGTGATGTCGCTTAATTCCTGTGGGAGTCATAAATCTACCACAAGCCAGGAAACATCCATTCAGAGAAAAGATAGTACCGGAATGGCTGTTGATTTTGGATTTACCAGTAAGCAGGATATATCCAACTTCTTGCATTCTACTATGAATCGGAAAATAAACTGGAAGTTGTATGATACCAGTAAGCCGGTTAATCCGGATACAGGTAAATATCCGTTGCTGGCCGAAGGTAATACTGAAGAAGACAATCAGATTGATCAAAATACCAATATCGCATTGTTGAATAGTACTGCATTGAAATCGGATAGCTCATCGTCTTCCTGGAGTCAGGAAAACGATAGGCAGGAACAGGAGAAGCAGAACGACGAAACAACAGTGCCAAAACAGATATCTGGTGCAATATGGGCTTTAGCGACATTGTTACTATTGATGATTATTGCATGGATTATCTATAAAAAGAAAGGAGGCTGATATGATTTAGATCATTGATTATTAGAGATGAGTAGAAGCATCTCTAGTACATTAACAAATACTCTCTTTCCGGGGCTTAGAGATAAAAGAAAGCCCCCAACGCTCGCGTTTTACACCACATAAAACAATGATTAAGCATAAGGAATGCACGTTGGAGGCTTATAATACCTTTAACGCTATTCCTTATGCTTTGTTCATATATACAATGTTTTATGTGGTAAGGCAAAGGTAAACATAAAAATGAAAAAAAACATGTGTAAATCTGAAATCTTTGCCGAAATACTGAATTTAGTCTCCAAGGAAACAGAAATATCCGCAAATCGTATACTTTCTTCAGATAAGGATACTGAGACTGTTGATGCACGTTATTTATTAGTCCATCTTCTTTCAGAAAAGGGTTTTTATCCTTCCCAAACATCTATTCATTTGCATAAAACTAAAAGAGCTATCAATTACATCATATCCAATTTTCAGGAGCGCTTGGATAGTGGGAAAATGATGAGAATATATTTGGCAAACATAAAGAAATCTCTTGGAAATGGTTGATTTCAAGGGTTATAGCATATAGGTACTTTTGTTGCACGGTCAATATTGATCGGTACACAAAAGTTTTTTCTATATGGAAAATGATTATTTGACTTCTGGCGATCTCGCTATGTGGGATACCGCACGTTATGGACGTGGTGGTAATTGTGGGTGTGGATGTGGTGACGGTTATTATCATCATGGCCGTGGCATGGCTGCTACGGGTATTGGCTTAGGTGCTGGCCTTGGTGGTGGTGCTTTACTGCTTGCTATAGCCGCTGCATGGGGTGTAAACCAAGCTTCAAAAGCACGCATGAGAGCAGCTGAAAATGCAGCCGCAGGTAACGCGCGGGCAATTGATATCTTGGCCGCACGTGCTATTCAAGATGATGCTCGCAATAATAGCATCAATCTGGATGTGACGCAGACCTTGCGTAATCTGACCGGAGCTACGGCACAGGGAGGTTCCGCAAGCGCTCTTGCTACCGCGGAAGCTCTTGCGCTGCTTAACAATGGAGGTGGCAATGGATTAAATTCCGCCATCGGTGGTTGTAATTACTTACGTGTAGCTCGTGTTTCAGGTTCACGCCTGTGCGGATGTGATACATGTGGTAACGGTGAGTAATCATCAGAAAGCGGCATACCGGAAGAGTTATTCGGATATGCTGCTTTCCTTATGCAAAAACTATGTTCGGAAAAAATAAAATAAATCTTGGAATGATCAACCCCTCCTCTAAAATAGCATTGAAGATTAGCTGCCTACAAGCTTGCGGAAATGACGTGGATAAGGCTGAGAAACTATACAAGTTTTTTGCCGAAGATATAGCGTCTCTTCCCGATTTTGATATTCAGCCACCTACAACTATGCAGAGAGCCACACAGAGTGTAAATTCAATGTTTGGCTGGGTAAAGGAAAATAAGGAAGACTTATTGCAGGCATGGGATTTTATTCAAGGAATGAGAGGTAATTCGTCACGTGCCGCTACAGTTATGCCACCTGTTGATGTTCCGCCCATACCATCACCGCAATGATGAAACCATACAAAGTGACAATCTATGTGTATGCTGATGATGAGCAACAGGTGAAAGACCTTGAAAAAGCCGCTTACGAATTTGTCAATGACAAGTATCGCAGTGGAATACTCGTTACGGCTAGCAAACTAGCGCATGCACTTGTCAACTATAAGAATAACTTTTTTGTCAACAAATTCTTAAAATAACATATATGGCCAATGAACAACCCAGGCAACCACGTAACATATTTGAAGTGATTAATCAGAATGTGGTGGATTTGTCAAACGATGTGGTTGCAATCTATGAAAAGGTAGATGCAATCTACAAGGTATTGTATCCGGAAATATCTGAGCCTGACGCTCCCGGCGCAGAAGAAGATAAGTAATAGGGAGTATTAAAGCATTTGTATTATGAGCTGTAATTGTAACAGAATCCAGCCGGCAGTAATTACTCCGGTTTTGGCTGCCGGATCGGTAGCCTCGCCCTACTTTGTAGAGGTCAACATCACACAGAGATTGTGTTTTCCAACTTGTGCGGAGAATGCTCCAGTGTTCGATCCGAAGTTTTCCATGAAAGCGCTTGCAAACGTTGGTACGAGTCAGTATGTGGCAACTATCCATGTGGAAGGCATTATTTCTTACGTACCTTGCAATGGCGGATGCTGCTGCACCAAGCAACAGCCTCTGTCGCAGGATTTCACCATTCCGATCTTCTCGGCAACCGCACCCACATCAGTTACTGTAACGGCGGGTAACACCTCCAATATCGTAGCTGTATCCGGATGCCAGCAATGCGGAAGGACATTTGTAAGCGAAACTCCGTTGACACTCACGGTGGCATGATGCATGTAGTGACAGCACTGACGGCAATGGCGGCGGCAACACTGGCACAGCACCTCGGGCTGACAGAGGCCATCGGAAAGATTATTACCAAGATTGCTAAATGCCCGAAATGTTGCTCCTTTTGGACCGCACTTATGGTTTTGTGGATGGAAGATTGCAGCTTGCCATTGGCCGTCTGGTTGTCACTATTCGTCGCTTACCTTTCCTTTTATTGGGGATTGGTGCTCATTGTATTACAAAAATGGTATAACAGGTTATGGGAAAAGATAAAGTAAACAAAAGTAAGGATGAAAAGGAGGATCAACCCAAAGAAGCGGTCGCCTTTACACCGGTGATAACGAAAAACGTATATAAACCGCTGCCACGTTTTGGTGGTTGCAAAAATTGTTGATTATGAAGCAATATAGCGAGATGTTGGAAGAAGCCAAGAATGCAGGACTTACCAACGAAAAAATAATGTGGAAAAGTGTTGCCAGTGTCAGTGAACTACTGCTATTGGTAAAGCAGGATCATCCTGAAATGTATTGGGAGTTTATGCGTGAGCAACACGGTATACTATATGGAAACCATTACAATGAGCCTTTTGCCATGCATGACGTATCTATGATTCGATACATAGATAGGATGGGTAAAAAATGTGAGGGTGGATACTGGACTTTGGAACAAATCGAAAATGCAACCAAAGGCATGACTTTCCCCTCGGGGACAACGAAATGGGACAAGTATGTAGCTTTTAACGGATTTTATGCCGATACATGTACAGTTCTCGATGATGAGTTAATCATTAAGACTGCACATAAATTTTATTTTGCTGATGAGGATGCTCCTCCGGGTAAGATATGGTTGTATATGGAAGCTATGTATGAAGGGAAATAAGATATAAGAGTTCTTTGACTTGTTGGAATTACCGTTTAATTTTTTAGTTAAAATGTGACTTTATGGTTAATAATATGCATAATCTTGGAAACAAAATATCTGATTTACTGTTTTATTTTTATATTTGCATTATAATTTAAATATGGAGGTAAGTATGTGCATATTAAAGGAAGTAGGACGTTTTATTAAAAATGGAGCTTCTACATTTCGTGATGCCTCTCAAGGGCATTATAAGCAGAACTCCGAAGCTATTTCTGAAATTAGGAAAGAAATTATAGAAAAAGACAGAAATAGGAATGATGATAAGAGAAATCTTATGGAAGACAGAAGAAATGTTGAAGGGGATATGCGTAGAGCTTTCAATGAAATTGTATTAAACAATGGGTAAGCAAGAATTAAAACAGCGAGAAACACAAGTTGCAACAGGCGATGGAGTTGGAAAACAATTAGAGCAGACTTATACCGTTGATGACAACTGCCTACCTTCACCTCAAGAATTAGCCGCATATAAGAGTATTGATCCTAGGATTGTCGATTATCTTATTAATGCCTCTGTAAAAGAGCAAGATCACCGACATAAAATGGATAGTAATAAATTGAATATGATTAGAAAAGCTGATAGAAGAGATGGAAGAATGAACTGGTGGGGAATGTTTTTCGCATTTCTTGCTATAGTTGTAATGATAGCTCTTGCTGGTTATGCTCTCTATTTAGACAAACCTTGGTTTGCTGGGATTATGGGTGCTAGTACACTTGTATCCGTAGCATCTATTTTTATTAAAAGTAATGAGAATAAAAGCAAGCCATCTGGTAATACCAAGAAATAATTAAAATTTTTAATACTAAAGTCAAGGCGGTAATTCCAAACGGTTTCACCGCCTTTTTTGTGTCCGGGCGGTATCCAAGTTCGGATTATTTCATTGTATTGTTGTATGAAGGAAAGTAAGGTTGACATATTGCTGGATCAGGCAGATTTCGCATTCTACTGTGATTTCTGCCTGATATTTAGGATTCTTCAATGGAATGTTTTTAGAACGTTTTGAGAAGGTGCTACATTGGATAATACCTATTGCTGTATTGGCGAAGGGTTTATCCGTGTGCGTATAGCCAATTTTTTATCGATTTCCCTACCCCACATCGAAGCGTTATAGATAGAGGCTGCATATAATTTTAATTCCTTACTACTTTTAAGAAAATCTACTTTCAATGCCGCTTTTAATGAATCAGCATATAAGTTCTGATCTATTTTTATTTCCATAATATAAATTTTATTTTCAAAAAAAATATCCCCAAACATCAAAGACATTTGGGGATGCATCATTTAAAAAAGTATTGGGACTACTAAACTATTAGGAGATTCCGAATAGTTCAGGCTTGATTTTTAATTTTCGATTCTAATTATCTTACCACTCTCTAATATCAGGTATAAACGGCACTTATAAGCGATAGTACTTGCCCATTGATGAGCATATTTCAAATACTGATGCAATTTATACCTACCCGGATTTTTCATCATTTTGTTTTGCATCCTTCTCTTCATGATATTATTCGTTAAACTTAGGTATCGGCATCCACATATCACACACATACCCACCATAGTCTTCAAATTCAAAGCTAGGTAGGGTTGCAACACATGGCAATCCATCAGGAGAGATAAATATGAATCCACTAACAATGGCTTCATTGGATACCATTCGGCAAAGTACAAGTTCACTCTCATCAGGCAATTTGTCTTTTACCAACGTCCACGGAGATTGTTTCTTTTGCCATTCAGCACCGGCTTCGAATGCCTCCCTAAGAATATACATTTCATGTATTTTCCCATCGTAATCCATTCCATAGTGATTTTCTACAGCTTCTATAGCCGCTTCTTCTAATGTCTGTTTCATACTTTTTATGATTAAGCATTAATTAATTCATTGAATATCTTCAGATAGTGCTCAGATTCTGCCGCAATATCTTTTCTTCCTGATTCGCTACAATGATCTTCCACAAAAAGGCGGAACGCTTCAGTAGCTTTCTGTATCATTTCTTCCTCTTTGGCTTTTAAGGATTCTTCTACACCTACTCTGAAAACCAAATCATCGCATCCAACTCGCCAACCTTCGTACAACTCTCCATCACTTACATGACAAGCATTGCACTCTATTATAGTTTCTGCCTTAAAATTCATATTTGATTATTTAGAGTTAGTAAATACCTTTGTGCGTTCTTCTCTAAAAACAGAGATGGGAACATCAAACCAATATTTGCTAAATACAGTGACTACAACTTTTCCTTCGTCATTTGTTCTTGCTTCTGATGTTAACACTCTGTCTCCATCTTTTAGTATTATCCCAAATTCAGGATGGACAATATTCCTATTTGCTGTCCTATAAAATGTCTTCATTTGATTTTTTCTTTCTTTTATTCGTTTATTTTTTGATTAGAATTTTTTCTATTCCAAGGGGCAATCACTGGGGATATCAACTTTATCACTTTCGTATGGACGAAGTGCAGCGGCTATAGTTCTATTTAATTTCTTACAGAAAATTTTTTCGTCATCATCACAAAACCAATCCCATGGATCAGGATCTGGAAGAATTTCACTATGTGGACATTGCGCACATTTCTCTATTTTAGTAACTATTGTTTTACCCATATTATATCCTTAACCCAGTTTCTGAATAGATTCCATCAAATAATTATAGTCCAACATATTGTTTGATCCCCCTTTATCAGTAATAACTTTCTGTCGACACCATGCCTGCTGTAGATCGTTTTCACGGAAAAATCCCCAAGGGAATAATTGTACGGCAAATGTGGTCATATCTATATGCTTGATGTGTTTCTTATGGCACAGATACTGGATGAAGTTGGCGTATTCTGTGATCATTCCCGGAGTATCGCAAATAGACCCGAGAAAAACGTAAACAGCCTTACTCATAGTGTAGGTGTGACAATATTTCACTCGATTATAAAATATCGTCACACCATTATATCCCTTTAATAGATTTTCCCAATCATTGTCCCCTTCCATCTTTTTCTCAGCAAAGGTGGCATTAATCATTAATTCCGTCTCCTTGTTAGTCATTTTACGACGTTCACATTTATCTAGTTCGACACACCACTTTTCAATAGCGGTCCCGTCTAAATCTTTCAGGTATATACTCATTTTAGTTCTGTTATTCGTTAATTTTCAAATTGGTAATTTTTACCCATCCATAGAACTGCCATAGCCTGTCCCTTATACAGTCTTTAATTTCAGCTTTCAAAGCTGGTTTACGTATTTTATCATCATCCAGTAGACTTATATCAAGGTCAAAGGATATATGCAGCTTCTTTTGTTTCATATTATTTTAATTTGAATTTATTGTTAAACATTGAATCGGCCCTTTGAAATTGCTTCGTGAAACGATTCGTTTTATTCAGTGAATCAGCCCATCGAAAATAGTACCCGGGATGATTCTCTTTTTTATTCACTAAAAGAATAGTGGTGCCTTTCTGCACCGTACAACTCGCTATACTTACGAGCATGATAATTAATAATATTTTCTTCATCTCTGAATCTGTTATTTGTTAGTTACCACCAAAAGACACCGCCCCAAATCGCGGTAAATACGAGGGCTAATACAACCCAGAAGAACAAAGCCCATTCTCTATTAGAACCAAACCAATGAGGGGTGTTATCCCTCGTTAGCACAAACACCAGTGTACATACGAGTATCAGCACGTACACGATTATATCCCATGTTATCGCAATCATCTTAATTTATATTTTTATTTGGTTTTGAATATTATTCGATTGAATATAATGCCTGCATACATTCGAAGGGGAAAGATGAATTTAATGCGTCGTATACTTCTTCTGGTATATCGTCTTCACTTTCAAAATTACCTTCGATACTTTCAGAGCCAAATGCTGTTGCAACATGCTTCTCTTTATACTCTTTACCGTCAATGATTACGGTACTCTCCCAGCCATCAGGAGTAATTTCGATTTTTATCTTATTCATGTTATCTCTTGATTTTTTTAATGAATCACAATAGTTTTCTAATTCGGATATCACAAAGTTGAATGCATCTTTGTAACCATTTGAATAAGCTCTCTTTTGGTTGTGCATTCCAAATAAGAAAGCAAGGCTACCTATGGAAAGGTAAAGCAACACTAATAGAACTTTTCGTTTCATTCGTTTCTAATCATTTTAATAGCTGCCCTAGGTACTGTCTAGGGCAGCTATCTGTTAGTCAACTATAAATTCATCAATGCCCTGAACTGTTTGAACCCCTTCCATTACCTCTACACTTGTAGGAGTGACAATTGCAGTTACATGAGGGTGATAGTTTTCGCAAAGAAACTTTATCAATGGCTTTGCAGCCTCTTTCAGTTCTTCCAACTTCCTTTTGTTTTCTTGAATATTAGTTTCCATATATTGTATTCATGGGTTTTACAAAGCCGCCCAAGGCTCATTTCTATTGGTTAAACTTCTGGTACTTTCATCCAATAGGTTACTTCTACGAGTTCGCCACATACAAACAAGTCTTTTCGAGATTTTCCATCCTTTGAAGAGTGCATATATCCCACATCCGGTATATTCTTAACACCACGAGAATCAATACCTAATAGGAATAAATCTTCATCCGAACATGGCGGTAATTGTTCTTCTACGCTTATCCACGGGGATTGTTTTTCCTTCCATTCTGCACCAGCTTTAAACCCGGATTTATAAATAGTTTGCCCAACTATATTATATCCTTTAGCGCCTTCTATGGCTGCCTCTTCTAATGTTTGTTTCATAATTCTGATAAATACTTTATTAAACTATCCTTATCTCTAAAAAGTCTTTTATCCCATTGTGGATAATTGTTTCTGGGGACACTTAATCCGTCAGAAAGCTTATAAACCATCAAAAAATCTCTATCCTCATGCGATATTTCAATGGATATTTTGCTGATAGTGGAATGATAAATATTGTCTCCACTTAGATAGCATACACTATCACCTACATTAAACTCTGTATCAATATTCATGTTTATTCTTTATGAAGTTAAATCGTTCAATTCATATTCATACCTTCGGAAGAACCTTCCATCTTTAGTCATAACAACATAAGTTATAAACGATACGTCCGACTTGTTCAAAGTCTCTACAACAATTACTTCTGCCTCTAACAGGTCTCCATCCTTAGTAAACTTGAGCTTGTCACCAATATTAAATTTAGTCTCTATTTTCATATTGATTAGTTTTATTCGTTAAACTTAGGTATTGGCATCCAATGAGTAATACGAGCCAAAGGAGAGTTTGGCAAGAATATTCGATGATCCCATTCCCATTGACCATTTCCATAATACAATCCAACAAAGTATCCTTTATGAGAATCTTTCCATTCTACAGTAAAAAAGACACCTGTATTTTCCTCTGGTAATTGTTCTTCTACGCTTATCCACGGGGATTGCTTGGTTCCCTCCACAAAACCTTTCGCATAAATTTGTCGAAGATAAACTTCAATCACATGAGGTTGGTTTATTCGATTAGCCAATTGGCTTACTATGTCTTTTAGCTTCATTTTCATTAGTTATTCTCTATCTAATCTACTATATTCTACTATCAGTCTATCTCTTTCTTTTTCCAAAATAGTCTGTATTTTCTTAGAGCAATCTTCATTAAAAGTGTAAACATCACCATCTCTGTTTGTCACAGAGAACCAACAATTTGCTTGCTTACCTGAAAGCAATAAATCCAAATTTCTAATTTTGTTAGCCAAACCAGTGGCTTGTTCCAAGTTTTCTATTTTCATAATAAGTTACTTTCTGTTTATTAATTAATTAGAGTTATAGACATAGCGACATAATCCTCTTCTAAAGCCAGAAAATCACTTAAAACATAATCTACCCGTACGTAGCAGTAGCGTCCAGTGTACTTCTCTGTTATGGGGTCTAATTCTTTGGCAGGATCGTATTCACGCAAGCGAAGAACATCACCAACGGAGAAACATCTATCATTTTTCCGTATTTCAAATCTTTTCTTTCCGTCTATTATCGCTTGATAATAAGGCGGCCATGTTTTTAATTCATGATTCATATTTAAATTGTTTTGAATTATTTTTTTCAATCATATCTACTGGATGATAGTCTTTTTTATGTGGAAATCCATCACCGCAATACCCATCATATTTAGCATGTTCTTCGCAGACATCAAACTCTGATACGGTTCCCCAACAGTTATATAAAATTCGTTTCACGGCTTTACAATTACAGCCTTCTACTGAACAATCATTATTAGGTGAGAACTTGTATTTGTATGTACTCAAAGAATGATAACTTTTATTGTATAATAGACTAACCCGCATCTCTGGAAAATCTTCGATACACCCTACAACCTTTAATTGAGAAGGCTTAAATGAATCGGTAAACCGTTTTTTTTGATAATATTCATAGCCATATACCCAAGAATATTTCTTAGGTATATACACCCGAATGTTTGTCTTATTGATTTTATCAATCTGACCGTAGCAACCGTTTAATTGATATTCTTCTCCGAGATTGAATTGTACAATATCACCAACTTTAAATTCGCTCATATCTATTTAGTTATACGTTAATCTACTATCTTTACATACTCATTTTTGTCGATCCCGGCAGAACCGTCTACTCCATATTCAATTCTTGCGCCAGCAAGAATACGTTTCATTATTTCTACAGATGCGGCATAAGCATCTCCAATCGTTTTATAATTCTGATGCCCGATTGGATATTTACAATATCTGCGTCCTCCGTTAATACGGATGGATATACCGAAAACCTCTTCTCTGGTCTTCCTATTGTAATTCGGTTGCGTTCTGATATCCATACTTTTGTTCTTTATTATTTATGTTATGAGGGAAACCGTAGTCTCCCTCGATTAATGTTAAGCACCAAGCAATTCAAGACGTTTGCCAAGAATTACAGAATACCGTTTCATCACATCATACTGTTCAACCATCAAACTCTGCATTTCGGAATCCAATGAATGAAATTTTTCTGTATTCACAAATCCACCAAGTTTTCCGGCACGATCATCTAATTCATTCTTTTCATTTACTATTCTCCCAATAAAATCATCTCCATCCTCTATGTATGTTTTATCAAAGATGTCAGGTTTGCAAGGATAAAATTCACCATTTACTCCTTTAATAATCCAATCTCCCGGAGATGCTAACATATTTCCTTCGGGTGTTGGAACTACTATTTCGCCAATTTGACTAAATTCATAAGAAATGTATGCACCACTGCCTTTCATAAAGGTTTCACAAATTAGATGGTTTGCACCATTCCATTGAATAGCTTCAATTACTACTGGTTTCATTCTGTACTTTGCCATAAGGTTTTACGGTTGCCTATACACCATAAGGTTTTATTCATATTTTATTTGTTTTACGCTATTTGAATATTCCTAATTCTTTCTCTAACCTATTTTCAGCTATACTCACATAATTTGGATTCAATTCAAATCCTATATAATTTCGATTCAGCTTTCTCGCAACGATGGCCGTAGTTCCAGAACCCATAAATGGGTCAAGAACAATTCCACCTTCAGGACATCCGGCTTTGATACAATCCATTATTAGTTTTTCTGGAAAAGTTGCAAAGTGAGCTTCTCTTAAAGGTTGGGTAGCAACAGTCCACACCGAACGCTTATTTCTTGTTAGATAGTCATTACGAATTAGTCCTTGCATCTTTGTGCGTCCGGGAGTATTATTCAGTTTAGTGGCATCCCTGTCTCTAATTACAGTATCAAAGGAGGAAGTAGGTTCGGCAATGGATTCATTATCAAAATAATATTTTTTATTCTTACTCAACAGGAAGATGTATTCATGCGATTTAGTACATCTGTCCTTTACAGATTCGGGCATTACACTGGGTTTGCTCCAAATAATATCTTGACGCAAATACCATCCATCAGAACGCAGAGAAAAAGCAAGCATCCAGGGAATACCTATTAAATCTTTAGATTTGCATCCTGTACATTGCTTTACCAAAGTAGCCTTTCCAAGTGTCTCCCGGTTTGTTCCTTGCTTGTAATTCATGGCATTGTCAGGGTAACCAGCAGCTCCCTTCATAGAACCGGCATAACTATCTCCTATGTTAAGCCATAATGTGCCATCTTTAGTTAAAACCCGGTTTACCTCCCGGAATACATCGACCAACTTCTGAATATATTCTTCCGGGGTTTTCTCAAGTCCGATCTGTGAATCGTTACCATAATCTCTCAATCCATAATAAGGAGGAGATGTTACACAACAATGGATGCTATTGTCTGGAAGGGACTTTAATCCTTGCAAACATTCAGAATTATATATTTGATTTATATTCATTACTGATTAGTATTGAGCCATACGGGGGACGTTCAACTCCCGTATGGCAATGTTTATTCCTTCATTAAGTCAATTCGTTCTTTCAGAGTAAGCAGGTAGTCATGCATCTGCACTTTTTGAACCTCCATTAAAGCAACCTGGTTTTTACCAGCAATTTCAACAGCATCTTTTCTTCCAAGGAATAGGACTAACTTATTATGTTTGTCCATCAATTCTTTGTATTCGATATACATACGGTCAAGAGGTGTATCAGCTACCTTATATGCCTTTTCAAACACATCTTTAGGACTCCAGCTTTCATATCCGTCTTCATAACGGACATGATAACCTTGCTCTGTTTCTTCATGTTTTTTAATATCCTTACTATAGGGATTTCTACCAGTTTTTTGAACGAAGTCGCCCAATGTCATAGGTTCTGCTTCAATCTGTTTTGTTCCAATGTACTTTTTCATAATTTATGTGGGTTTCATAAAGCCCTCCCAAGGCTCATATCTACTTAGTTTTTAATGTTTCACGAATAAACTCTCTCATTTCTCGAATTGTCAGTTTTTTCCAGAATGGGAAAGTTTTTGATCCTATTATATCATTGCTGTGTATCTTTCTAAGCTCAAGAGTTACTTTTTCGGATTCAAAAATTGGGCGCATTGGTCTGAGGACATAGGTATTTTCCCATTTATTAGCCTTGTTCCATTTGTCCCAAAAAGAAAATTGTTCATCATTGTATTTCCATGATGGAAATTTGTCTGACAGTTCTAAAGGTATGTTATAGTATCCTACATTTTCCCACCATGACAAGCTTCCATCTTCTATGCTTTTTAGAAGACACTTAGTGTATTTACCAGCTTCCTCTTTAACATCGACAACCCACGATAAATACCATTTAGTAGTTGGCGCTGCCATAAGTCGTACAAGGCTTCCAATCGGAGGTGCACCCCCTATCTTTACAGATTCAAAACCACTACCTTCACTAAAAGGAGGAAAGTATTTGCCATCATACAGGGTATTGGTGCAGAAGGCTATTACATAATTCAGTATCTCCAGTCTTGCCCGGCTGAACGTTTCATGCTTCATATTTAAATTGTTTTACTCTAAATGTTCAATTTCTTCTATCGCCTTAAATATCTCAAGAATCACCTGTGGCACTATGGCGTTTCCATATCCTTTGACTGATTCTTGTCTCCACTTTGTGAAAGGAATGGTAAGGTCGTCCACATTAAAGGGAAGCCCATCATTTCCTCGACAAACAGGGGATTGAGTTGGGAAGTCGTCCCAGGGCGTTGAGTGCAATGCTCTCCTAACATCACTGGAATATTGCTCAAGGCATCGTTCCTCAATTTTCCGTTTTTCCGCATCATTCCGTTGGGAGATATTGAAGACTTGTAATCTCTCGTTGTCGGAGTAGGGAGCATACCGCATGTTGCCAAATCGTTCAACTCCATCGTCCACCCTTGTTCCTGCTTTCTCTTGGTTCTTCCGTCTTCTAACTTTGATCCGTTCTTGTAGCTTCTTGCTGTTGGAGTGGGAAGTAACCCGAATACAGCCCCCGAAGAGAGGTTGTTGAGTCTCGTTCCCGTCCTGTCTTTCGTTCTCTCGGCAGCTTTCATGGGGTGCTCCACCACTTCCACGACACGCGGTGTCGGTAGTAAGTCGTGCGATAAACCACACCCTGTCTCTTCTGTGGGGCGCTCCAACGGCACAAGCCGGAATAAGCATCGGTTGGACGGAATATCCTTCTCGTTCAAGGTCTTTACAGATGGTTTCAACGACGTATTCTTGTCGTAACAAAACTCTTTTTCTGTTATCTTCTCCGAAAAGAGTGGTTTGGCTTCCCATTTCAACCTCCTGGCCGGGCTGAACCATCGTGAGGATTCCAGCAACGTTTTCACCAATAACCCAAGTGGGTCGGATTTCCCGTATAGCACGGAGCATGTGAGGCCAGAGGTAACGGTTATCATCCGCTCCCTTTCGCTGGCCTGCGACGGAGAAAGGCTGGCAAGGAAACCCTCCTGTAAGGATGTCAATCCGTCCTCTCCATTGACTAAAGTCTGTTTTGGTAATGTCTTCATAATGTTTTGAATTAGGAAACCAATATTTCAAAATAGTATTGCAAAAATCATTTATCTCGCAGTGGAAAGCGTTTTCCCACCCCATCCAATTAGCTGCAACACTTGGAGCATCAAGGCCACTGAATAAACTGCCATGTGTCATTTGATTCATTTTTTGATTAGTAATCGTCAGAAAGATTTTCAATAACCTTTCTAAGCTGGCCTACTGTTTTGATTTTATCTATTGCCATAATCTTTTTAATTAAAAGCCCCGAAGCGTATTTCCCGGGCACAACCATTATTCACTAACCCTTGCCATTTATGTGTGGCTCACATTTTTATTGATTTAAATTATTCAATTTCACAGATATAACCATTCTCACGCATATAATCTGAAATATCGTCTTTGGATATGGAATCCAGTAATTTAGTAGAATCTCTTTCATCGACTTCTGCTGTTACTCTGACATATCCATTTCCAGCCATACTTGTCTCTATCTGAACGCTTGTCGCATCCACATCTATTGATATTGTTTTCATATTGTACTTTTTAGAACTATTTATTTCTGATCTGAAGAAATCCACGCTTAGCACATTCCCTGAGAAGCTCCATATCCTCATCCTTGATGTTACAGGGAGTTTCTCCGTTTACTGTGGTGTAATCGGGAATGTTAAACCTGTCTCTGATTTTCTTCTTAATTCTTGGGACGTCTTTGGGATCAAGATGTTTGGTGTCCCAGTAAATGGTAACTTTCATTGTTTAAAATGGATTTTCATCCTCTATGTCAGCATGTTGAAACCCAGATAGAGGAACAGAGTCAAGATTATAAAAGCATGTTGTAGCAGCATTGAACCCGCAGATAAACCGTAGAAGTCCAATGTTTCGTCCTTTAGCAATATCTATCATAGCCGTTCCTTTCGTTTCCACGTTTGAGAAATCGCTTGGATAGGATTTCTTAGTTACTTCGGGACGATAGATAAGAATGACTACATCGGCAGCTTCTGCTATTTGTCCACTGTCACGAAGGCGGGCCAACGTAGGAACCGGATTCATGGTATCCCTATTCAATTGAGAAAGGGCTATAATCCAAATATCAAGTTCTTTTGCAAGATTCTTCAAACGCCTTGCAACGTCTCCCATCTGCTGTTCCTTGTTGGCTCCTTTCATGTTCACATTGAGAATCTGCAAGTAGTCAACTATAGCACCATCAATGCCATATTTCAACTTCATATAGCGAATAGACGAAATGATAGTGTCTATATTTGATGTACTCCGATCATCAAAGTAGATACCCTTACCTGATATCTTGCCAATACCTTTGTCAACTGCCTGTAATTGCGAATCTGTCAAGCGTGAGTACATGATCTGATTGGCAGAAACACCACTCTCCATAGAAAGAATACGAGCTGTTATTTGTTCTTTTTTCATCTCCATAGAATACATGGCAATTTTGGCACCAAAATCTGCTGCATTCCTCATGATAGAAACAGCTAAAGAGGTCTTGCCCTGCGAAGTCTCACCGGCAATAATTATCAAATCCGATCTCTGTAAACCACCTGATTTGCTATCAATCTTTTCAAAACCTGTAGGAGTTCCAGTGATAGTTTTAGCTCCTGAGAGATTCTCATTTATCATGCTGTAAACATTCTCTAGCCCATCATTAATGGTTGATACCGTAGTGCTACTTGATTTAAACAGAGACGCCAGTTCATTACTGACCGAATTAGTCACATCAAGAATATCTTCTGATTCCGAATAAGAGTTTGAGACTAGATATTGCCCTATTACATAGAACTTACGCCTGATGGCCAAGTCATGAAGCCTAGCTGCATACTGATACAAGTCAAAAGTACTGTTAGAAGCAATCTTCATATACTCCACCAGTTCAAACTTCACACCATTGGCGACAAGCTTTCCCTTGACCGTTATCATATCAGGCCTGTTTCCGGATGATACCACTTGAAGAATAGCCTTGTATATCTCCTGATGGAAAGGATTGTAGAAAGATTCTTCCGATAGTAACTCTCTCACTTCTTCAAAAGCATTGCGTTGAAGAATGATAGTGCCTAGAACTATTTTCTCGGCATCTTCATCACGTAACTGTACATTAACTTCCATTCTGATATTCAAATTGTTTTAAAATCGCATAATAAAGCACATCCCATTTGGAACGGATATCTGCTCTTCCTTCGATTGTACGCAATGCGCTTTTAAACATTTCGTTTCCGTATTTGTCACGTAGCAGCAAGGATTCTTCCTCGCTAGGTAATCGCATGTTTGAAAAACAATATGGCGCTTGTTTCTTGATGTAAGACAGAAATTGGTAATAGCCGCCATTACTCCCTTTTGCGGAGAATAATAGCTGCTCATTTTCTGTCTGGTACTTGTCTGTTTTAGACTTTCCGAGTTCAATATCCAGCCACCTGACAAAATGAGCCATTCCATCTTTCGGGCTTTTATGAGTTTCCCCCTCATTTTGAAGCTTATCAAAGAATCTCTTGAGATATTCCTGAAAGCTATCCAATGTCAGGTTTGGATGACCGGCAGACCTCTTGTTCATTACGACAGTCTCTATCCATGAACTGTTGGTGGATAGCTCCTCATAGCAATCTTCCAGGGATTTTTCTAATATTTCCGGAGGGATGATACTTTCTTTATCTCCTTTAGGAGATTTCTTTGTATTATCTTCTTCTTTCTTCTTCTTGTTGCCCCCAGCTTGCCCTAATTTCTCTATTTCTCCTATTACATCTGCCCTTAGCTTGCCCAAAGCATACTTTAACTCGTTGATTTCATTGATGTTATCTATGCCCTTATCTTCGCCCTTTATAGGGTTATATTCATCATATTTACAAATAGTAATGACATTCATTCCTTGTTTTCCACATGTAGTTATCATCCCACGTTTTTTCAGTTTGCCCAAGAAGTATCTTACTTTCTTTTCAGACCACTGCCAACGCTTCATTAAAAATGATATAGATGCAGGATATTGTCCTCTTGTATAAGAGATTTCTCGACCTCCGATGAGTTCGCTATATACCTTGTCGGTTGCCTCAAATCGAGCGGACTGCAATAAGTCCAGCCACGCTTCGCACTCCGAAAACTCCCGGGCTTCTTTCCACAATTCATTCGAGAAAAACTTGCGGCTTAGTTTTATAAATCCTTTATCGCTCATTTCTTAAAATGGAGAATCTACTTCTTCAAACAAAGATTTTATCTCGCTTATAGGCTGGTGATAATTTGGAATATTCGCTTCCTTGATTTCCCAATTCTTTTGCTGGTACTTAAAATGAATACCATTTAATCCATATTTGTATAAATAGATTTTAAAATAAGGACTATTACTATATAGAAATACAAAATCAGATTTACGATCTATTGTCTTCCCTATTAAGAAAAATTCTAAGGATATAGAACGGTTGTGTATATTGCATCTTTCCTCTATGTATTTATTGATTCCTGTACCATATCTCGCTGCTTGAGCCATTGTTGATATATCAACAATATCCCTTTTCAGCTCGTAAATTGCTATTCTCACATAATTGGGATTAATACTTACAGTCATTAAATCAAGTATTCCGTAATCACCAAGATTTACTTGTCTGTACATTTTACCTGATATTGGTAGCCCTTTATCAAATAGCCCATACTTTCCATCTTCACTTTGGTATGCTTCCCAAATAATATCCTCTAAATCTTTCTCTAAGAATTCCATATCTATAATTTCTTTTGATTACATACATTAAGTTTATTTCTCCACTCCTAGGACATTTGGAAATATGTTCAATGTCTCTAATTACTTCTTTTATGATTTTCATACATAAGCTTTTTGTTGGTAATCTCTTAATTTAAATTGCATATCGGTATAATTTCAAATTCTATTCTCGGATTCACTTTATCTATAAATTTCTCCGCTACTATCTTCACACAATTACGGTCGTTCTTGATGGCTTTACATCCTTGCAGACAATCTAAAACGATTTTCATACAATTGTCAAGGTCTGGTCGCTGATTCTCGTAGAATACGCTCAGATGAAGCTCAAATAAACCTGAATAATTTCTATTACGATACTGGTTACATTGCAGATAGAAAGATTTCTCATACTCTTTTAAAGCTGATTGTTTAGCAAGGCTTCCATGACCTTTTAGAGTAATAACCTTGTAGCAATTTGATTTGCTGGGACATTTCCCATGAATGATTTGTTTCATAAGCCCAAATATCTATTTCTTCTTAGTCTTAGTCCTTTTATGTAGTATGGCATATTATTGTATTCCTATCTGTTCTGTTAAAAACCTTTCTGCATACTCAGCGGCTCTTTTTATCGAATGTTCTTGCCTGTCTTTGTTCTCATAAGACACATTATCTATTTTTGAGATCAGACTATTTGTCAAATCGCACATCAATTTGAGGTTTTCAAAACGAATTTCGTCTTCATTCGTTTCACCAACAGGATTAATCTTACCAATAAGATTTTCCACGATTTCAACAACGGTAAATTTCTTTTCCATAATTCTTGAATTAAAAGCCCCGAAGCGTATTCTCCGGGGCGAAACCATTATTCACTAACCCATGCCATTTATGTGTGGCTCACATTTATGTGGAGATGGGGCGATTCGAACACCCAATCAAGGACTATATCCTTTTGCGCTACTTCTAAGGTTAATTACTCCTTATATCTCACGTACCGTACTTTCTATCATGTGCACCTTTCGAAAGTCAAAAGCACTCCACTGCGCATCCCCATGTTTGCCTGCCCCATCTTTACAGACAGAGCAGACAGGTTAACAAAGTTATTCCATATAAGCTATTGAAAACTCTTTCGGAATAAACCGCCCGACCGGTATAGGTTTGGCTGATTCAATAGCCGTGTGAATTTCTCTTTTATTGAACTCATGCCCCTTTTCTTTGGCTTGCTTCTCGCATTCCTCCTCTTTATTTTTGAGGTAGTGAGTGATAAGCATCATCGCCCTATCAACGTTGAAGGTGTTCACGACAAAAGTCTGAACCCTTTCGTCTTCATTCTCCCCGTCCGTGAAGGTGATTTTCGTCTCAATCTGGTAGAATTTCTTTTCATTCGGTTTAGATTCTTCGTTACTATCTTCAGTCTCATCGTACATCTTGTCAACGTATTCTTCCATTGTTATTTCGTCTTTGAGGTAAGCGACAGCCACATCATCGACCTTACGTTCTTTCAGATTGTCGGTAAGAATCACGCAGGAATCGAATTCCTTTGCCATCGTCAGGGTGAACCCGAACTGGTAATTGAGTTCGATGTAGTCTTTCAAAATAAGGCAAGCATTCTCCAGCCCAGTGGCATACAACAAGAACTTATACTTCTTGTCGCTTATCTGTGCTTGTGCGATGTATGGATATAAAAACTTGTTCTCATTCTCGAACGCCAAACGATTCTGGTTGCTAACTTCCACTTCCTTGATACCATCAGCTTCCATACTGAAACGGATTTTTGCTAATAGGTCTTGGTCTATCAGCGTGCCACGCTCAAAGAGGACTTCATGCCGTTCTATGTTGACTGTTTCACCGGTATCTTCATCAATGAAAGATTCCTCCCATGTTTTGAGGACACGTTTTGCAAGGTACATGTTAAGCATCTTCTTCGGGTCAGATGTCACATACCGGATTTCTGTTTTTCTTGTTTCAATCATTATTTTTCAATTTTAAAATTAGTTCATCTTTCATTCTCAATATTCTGGCCATACCTCTCATTCGGGATTGAGCAGCGAGATACATTTGCTTATACTTAGCTGCATCCGTCAAGGCACGCTCATACTTGGCCGTCTTTTCATCGGCAAACCGCCCGATGCTGTCACGCTTATAAACCTTTCTAGGTTTTACATCATTCCCGAATAAGTCTGTCATGGCTATATAAATTCTTTGTTACGTTCAATATCTATCTCCATCAACTGAATCAAACGTTCTTCATCGGCAGAAGGAATATACACACCTGCCTCTGCACTTGCCCAATTTCTGAAACGATCAATGCTGGTATTCATTTCGTTGACATCCAAATCAGAAGAGCTTCTTAATACCTTTATCTTTCCTAAATATGGATCATCTGTTTCTCTGATGAATATCGTAGGGTTGACCAGCTTCTTATAATACTGCTGCTTTACCCATTCTGTTGTATTACCAGTTTCACATGCAAAGTAAGCTAGGATGGTATGCAAGTATCTGTTTTGATTACTTGATCTTTTGGGCTTTTTTTCTGTAAGTTCTACAATCTTACCGCTTTCTGCAAGCTTTGCAGAACGAGCTTTGAACTGCTCTTTCTGCAAAGGGTTTGATGTATCGTAAAGAGACATACATCAAAAAGGTAAGCCATCATTATTCCCTTGCGCTGGTGGAAAACTCTGAGGCTGTTGTTGAGTAATCGGCTGGGGCACAGGTTGCGCTATAGGTTGTGATGTTGGCTGCTGAATGGGTGCAGAAGGCTGTTGAGTTTGCCTTGCCTCAATTCTATAAGGTTGCACGCGAGTAAAAATCTGCTCAACATTATCCTTGTTTCGATATCTTGTGCCTTGAACGTCAAATGATATAGTAACTATCTGTCCGATTTGATAATTATCAAGTTCCGAACATCTATCACCAATGAACTCCAACATGGGAGTATTCTCAAAGCCACGTTGACCTGTATATGGATCATAGCGTGTACAGTCTATTACTATCCCTCTTTTAAGAATAGTTTTGCTCCCATCTTTCGATGGAATTTGTTGAGTTGGATAGATATATAATATCTTTCCTGTAAGTTGGTTTGCCATAACTATTTAGTATAAAAATCTTTGATTTGTTGAAATATTAATCCTCTCTCTGTTATTTTAGAAATAGCCTTTTCGTCACGAGTGATTCTTACCTTACAATATTCATTTGACTTAATTACTCTATTCCAGTTATAATCATCATCGTAAGATGTTACAGAGAGAAAAACGAGGTTGCAACTCTCTAATTTTGTGCAGTAAAGCTGTTCCTGTACTTGATTGTAGTAAGATTTATGCTTCTTTTTCACATAATCAACAAGAGCCTTATTATCATTCTTTATAGGTTCTATAAATTCAAGGTAATCAGAAAGGGCAAGTGTTTTCAATTCATCGAAATCGACAAGTTTTCCCTTTTCTATTTTTGCAAAATCGAGACTACATTTAAACACATTCATCTCTTCCGAAGTTACAATGTATTGTGCGAAGTAATTATCAGGCAGTGTAAGTAGATACCTATCCTCAAGAATTGCGCCTGTGCGTAAAGCGTCTATCGGACTTGCATAAGCATTATAATTAGGCTTTACACCACTGACAAAACGCTGCATTAAAGAAGAATGAGATTTGGTTTCTTTCCCACTCATCAAAGCATGAATATCACCGCTGCCGATATACATAGTCTCTATCATAACTTACCTTTCTTCTTTAGATTATTGTAAGCCATCTTAAACTGCTCGGTACTCATATCATCCGAACTTCCAACATTAAAATAGGAAAGTATGTTTTGCGTAAATGTGCTATCGAGCATCATGTAATTAACAACAGCATCTTTTATTTCATCAACTGTTACAGGAGTTTGTTCCTTTGACTTATTTTCATCAGGATCTTCACCCGTTGCAATCTTATAAGCGTTCAAAAGAGCATATTTTCTTGCATAGGTCGAAGCCTTTCCAAATCCTTTATCTCCGGGATCAAGACCTCTACCGAAACTTTCTACATCGATAAATTCATCAGTCTTATCAAGGTTAATAATGCGAAGTGTCATTTTCACAATATCCATATATTGAATGGATTTCCCACCACCATCTTTTACTACCTCGATAACTTCGGATTTTACAAGTTCTTGTTTAATGGGAATACTCACCAAACCATGTTTTGTTTCGGCTGTCTTAACTTCGAGAGTAACATCAATATCCTGGACTGCCTTATAAGCGTAATTGCCTTTTCCGACGGTCATATTCTTTTCGATGTTCTTTATATCGTTAGAAACAGCTTGTATCTTCTGATACAAATTTAGCTCGCTCATAATCGTAAAGTTTAAAGGGTTATTTATTGCAATTAATGCCCCGACTCTTTATAACATATTCGGGCCATTATAAATGATAATCCACAAATGATAAGCATAATAATAATCCCTGTAGCATACATAGGACTATCATTAACAACTGCTCCGTACAACATCACTATTGAGCATAAAAAGACGAATAGTGAGAGAATAAACATAATCACTTTCATAGCATTGTCATTACGATTAAATCATTTGAATACAACTCTACAAAGTCATGCTTTCCAAATTGTACCATAACTCTGTTACCGTTAACGCTACATATCTTCCCGATCTTATTTTCCCAACCGGGAGCTTTATACTTTACTAATAAACCTTTTTTCATATTTAATTTATTATGAACATTGTAAATAAATAGTTCCTCCATCAGTACTGACACAGTTTACTTCAAATTGCGTCCATGAATTTTCCCAGCATTTTGTTCCGGGTGGAACTTGTATGGAGACATTTACATCTCCATCTCTATCACACTGGTCCAATGCTTCTTCAAATTTTTCTAAAAATTCATCTAAGCTCATTTATATTCAGATTTAAAAATTAACCGCCTGTACAAGGGTAAAGGGAAACGGTGCGCACTTCGTTTCTCTCATGGCTTTTAGTACAGTATTAGCACTAACCTTTTCTGCGGGATAGTTCCCGTGGGCGTTCCGATGATTGCCTTACTACTTACACTAAGGATAGGTAAGCCACGGGATTATATTAATAAGCGTGGTATGGTCGCCTACATACTATATGTATTTCCAGATAAATCCATAAGCAGTTTTTCTCAAACCTTTGCAACACTTTCTAATGGTGCTGCAATCATAATTGTTTTCATCGCAAGCATCAGCTATACAATTATATTCTGTGCGCGAGTTTAAATCAATAGAGTACCTTATTATTGGACGATATTTTCTATTTCTTGTTTTATTCTTTTTCCTGGCTTCAATTACTTTTATTTTAGTTATTTGATTATTTACATTTTCCTTCCGAGTTGCCCATCTTAAATTAGAAACCACATTGTTACTCTTATTAGTATCTATGTGGTCTACTTCTCTTTTGTTTAATGGGTTTCTTATAAAAGCGTTAGCAACCAACCTATGGATAGTTCTATAATATTTATGCCCATTTCTACTTAACAATATATATAAATATCCATTTCTGTTCCTTTGAGGTTTCAAAACATTTCCCTTATAAAAATTATATTTTGAACAATCATAGGACTTCCTATCAATAAAT